ATGTTTTGGTTTTTCCTAAAAATTTTTTCCCTCCCCCGTCTCGACCGACCTCGACCCTGTTCGGGAGGCTTCGCCCTCGACCTCGATCCTCTTCCGCACCTTGTCCGCTAACCATGCCACCACCTGTGCCTTGTTCGCAGGTACATACTTGCCATCTGTATCCATGTGCAAGGTAACAGGTGCTATAGATGTCTTCTCATTGACTGACTTAGTATCATGACATGACTTACATAACGCTAATAGATTGTTTAAGTTATACATTGAACCACCACGAGTGATAGGTATCATGTGGTCAACACAGCCCTTGTAATCACCTGGCGTTATATCAGTCATAATACCTAACACAATACAGCATTCACATAATGGATTAGCCCGACGATAAGCCTTAGACATCTTATGCCATGCGTTATTATAGCTACCTTGCTCACCGCTTGGTGTGCGCTGCATCTTAGCCTTATGTATGGTACTACCTATTCCCTTGCTTATGTATGGCATACTATATCCCTTTTAGAATCTCCCATCGCTTCTTGTTCAGTAAGTCTATGTGTAGTACTTCCTTAACATAGTTTCTACCACTCTTAACGGCTGCTACTTTATCAATGTTGCCATTAACTATATTAGTCACTAACTCTATAAACTCATTAGGATTGCTATAAGGAATAACACCAGGCATATTAAATTCTGGAAAGTAACTGTCTGCTAACACTGGCATACCATTAGCGATGCACTCTATGGCAAATATATTGCTTTTACTTTGATTAAAATCATTACGAACTAATGGATAGAATCCAAAGTCACCTTCTATACGCTGCATAAATGTAAAGTAAACAAACATAGATGACCAGTCAACATTGATAGCTTTCTTATTTAAGTCATACATCATAAACTTATTTAAGCCAAAGAATGTGACTTCAGTATCCATATCTATCATCTGATTAATTTCAGCTTTGATAGTATGTAAATCTGCAAAGTGAGTAGATCCTCCACGCCAAACAAACCTTGTTGGCTTATGTTGTTCCTTTACTTCAAACATTGGTAAGTCAGTAGGATTCCATCCATTAGGTATAACAAACATAGGTATCTTTCCCTGGCACATTGGATAGTAAAGGTCATATAGCTTTTTAGTAGATACTATGACAGCATCGGCAAATAGAAAAGTATCTTGTATTTGCTTTTGCACCTGTGGATTAGCAAAATAATTATTAGCCGGATTATCCTCTGGCACGTCTAAAAGATGATCATCAAAGTCAATAATAACTTTCTTTCCCATCCTCTTTGCATCTGCCATTATTCCCAGTGATGCAGTTGAATTAGGTCGTTGTATTAATACAATGTCAGTATTGTAAATGTCATGCCACTGCGCTCTTTCTTGTTGGCAAATAACGTGTTCAAACTTCTTTTGTAAAGCTAACCTTGTAAATGGGCCAAGTGAACGGTAATAATCTGTTGCCTGACTTTTAGATGATGTAAATGTGGTTAACTTCATTTCTTGTAATTATCTAAAACGTGTTCAATAGTTTTTTCTAATGAAATCCTTTTGCCAGTCTTAAAAGAAATATCAATCTGAATCTTTAGTAATTTCTCATGAATATCATCATTCAATAATACTCCCTTCTTTTTAGCAAACATAATTTTTTCCATATTTATTATTTTTTATGTTGCAAATATATAATAAATATATAACTTTGCAAAAAATAAATTTTTATGATAAAATTAATCGTTTCAGGAAGAGTAGGTCAAGATGCTGAATTAAAAAGCGTTGGTGATACTATGGTGTGTAGTTTTTCTGTTGCTCACACAGAAAAAGTTTACGGCCCTAATCCATCAGAGAAAACAGTATGGGTTAGTTGCAATGTCTGGGGAGAAAGAGGAGAAAAGCTAAAGCCATTCATTACCAAAGGCACTTACATAGTAGTAGAAGGTAGTGGTGGAGTAAATGCCTACACACAAAAGAATGGAGAACCAGCTGCCGTAATTAACTGCCGCGTTACATCCCTTGAATTTGGCGGAAAGCCTACCGCAGAACCTACACCTCACACCGCTCCTCCTACTGGCAAAGTGACATTTGAAGGAGTAGATGGTGATTTACCATTTTAATAAACCATTTTAAACAAATCAGTATGAAAAACAACACACATCAATGGGAAACCATTACACCCATCACACCTACAAAAACAAAGATTAAAAGCTACCTGCTTTTATTCATGATTGCCTCCTCCCTTTACATTTCCCTTGTCGGCCAAGGCTACAAATCTACCAAGGTATCAGCCCCAAACCCTGCAAAGGAATATCCGCAGGACAATCTGCAAACTATTGACATGAAGAACCTGCCAGGTACGCAAATTAAAAACATGGATGCGGAGGAGTTAAGACAGTTTTTAGAGGATCAAGGATTTAAAAGATTAAAAAACAAAAGTCTTGTAGATTTAAGAAGGATTTGGTTAGGTTTTATGTATGAAGACTTTTTTTACACAATGCACAAAAAGACAAACCTTCCTATCTCTGTTATCTATGCCTTCTTTATTATTGAGGCTACCAATGCCGGAATAGAAAGTAAGTTGATGGCTAAAGCATTAAACCCTGGTGGAATAAAATACAGAGGCACCGGTGCAAAGATGAAAGCAATGGATGATTGCTATAAAAATGGGAAGAAGATACCTTGCGACTTCCAGGCTTTCTCTTCCTACAATGCCATGGTGCAAGGTTGGGCAGATGTTCTTAATCTACCAAGGTATAAGAATTGTAAGAGGTATATGTTATCAAAGTACAACAGAGGCATGAGTGCGAAGGAAATAGTAGATGCAACTTGTAAATGCTTTTATAAGTCTGGCTACCATACAAGTAATCTTTGGAAAGTAAGAAGTAATTTATCAACCGAATACTGGACAGTAAAAGCCAGTTTTCCTGAAATGGAATATTAAAATGATAGACAATAAATTCTTTTTTGACAAATCAGTAGAACTTGGTTTCACAACGCGTTCTTATGAATCATTGGTAAATCTGCATATAAACGGTGCAAGGACATTACAAACCATGGGATGCACATCTGTTTTTGAATTTGGTAGTGGATTAGGTTTCTTTTTATCTGCCTGCCAGCGTATTAATTTATATAAACACGTTGGCTATGATATTAACCCGTATGAACGTGATTTTGCCATAAGTAAGGGCATTGACCCTGGAAGATATTTACTTGGCAAATGGGTGACGAAATACCAGTTGGGAAGATATGAATTAAAAACGCATGGTTCATACGATGCCATTTACTCCACCGAAGTCTTTGAACACATGACCGACCAGCAAATATCTTTTGTGATGCCGATCCTTTACAAGGCTTGTAATAAGTATTTTTATTTCACATCCACTCCTCATGCCTCTGCCGATCCTGCCTGGGACATTGAATGGGGACATATTAATCTAAAGCAGAAAGACGAATGGATAGCTGTATTTAAAAGACATGGCTTTGATTATATTTTTGATGTAACAGAAGTAACACCATGGGGAATGTTATTTACTAAAAATGAAAATCATGGCAAAGGAAAGTAAAAAGCTACATAATGCTTTTACAGATGAGCATTTAGAAATAATAAGAAAGTTATATCCTAACACTCCTAACAAGGTTATTGCTACCTGGATGCCTCATTCTGCTACTTCCATTAGCAAGAAAGCTAATACAATGGGATTAAAGAAAACGAAGGAATATATCAGAGAGAATGGCAGAGCCGTAGCAGTTGCACAATGGAATAAATTAATAGAACATAACTTACAATTAAGTAGTAATTTTAAGAAAGGTCATGTGCCCTGGTGCAAAGGACAAAAATTGTCCTCGGAACATATTGCGAAGCTCACAGGAGTATTTAAGAAAGGTCAAACACCTCATAATACATTGCCAATAGGCAGTATTAGAAATATTAATAACTACGTTGAAATTAAATACAAAAATCACAAATGGATGGCACTTGCTCGTTACAACTGGGAACAAGTTCACGGACCAATACCTAAAGATATGTGTGTGTTTAAATTAGATGGTGATAGGTATAATGATGACATAAGTAACCTATGCCTTGTATCCAGGAAGGACTTAGCTATGCTTAATCGCAATCATGCCAAGTTAACGCCAGAGTTAAAGGAAGTGCAAATATTGATTAACCAGATTAAACAAAAAGTAAAATGAATGACCAATTAAACGAAACCTCACCTTATGGTTTAAATACAGATATTCCAGCAAGTGCTGGTCCTTTAGAATTTGTACCTAAAAATATGTGTGATGAAAGCCCATTCTACAAAGAAATTACTGATAGAAAGAATAATATGTCTGATCAAGATATAGAACAACAAAGGATATTTAATGCACAAGCAGCAGAAGCCAGACGACAAAGACGTATAGAGGATAATCTTGAAAAGAAGATTTACAAGAAAATAATTAAAAGCCTACTAAAAAAATTATAATGAAAAACAAAATCAGCGACCTTCGCAACCACCTTTTCGTTGTTCTTGAAGAACTAAGCGACCCAGACAGCAAATATGACCTTGAAAAAGCAAAGGTCATTGCCAACGTTGCCCAAACTATTATTAATTCTGCATCTGTAGAAAACCAATATCTAAAGATAGTTGGAAGTAGTCAGGGCAGTGGATTTATTGAGGAAAAGGGAAATGATAATATTAAAACTTTAAACGAAAGAAATTAATGGAATACATAGGTTATTTTGTAGAAGTATCTGAAACAGAAGTAAGATTTCAACTTGAAAAACCAGCCGACGGAGTAAGATATTGGGGTGATGGTTTAGATAAAAATAAAGCTATTAAACCTATTAAAGTTATACCTGATGGTGAAATAGACCCTGATGAATTGCTTATTAAAGTAAGGGAATGTCGAACTAAAGAGGCATTAAGAAAATTATGGGATTCAAATCCAGCATATCAAGATTATCCTTTCATGTTTGGACACCAAAGCACTAAAATTAAATATAATGATTATGACCACAGTTGAAACAATAGGAAATTTTCTTAAAACAGCCCTAGACAAACTATTTACCTACACAACACCAAAACCAGTTGTAAAGTATATAGAAACAAATTTCTTAATTCAGAATCCACCTTTTAAAACAAAACAATATGAAAATAGAAATAAATGACTTTTGGAATGGTATAGAACAAACTTTAGAAGGTGATACGGCTTTAGATTCAAAAGTAGTTGCAAAGCATAATATTTTTCATCATTCTATAACGTGGTTTGATGCCAAAACTACCACGGTTTTACAAGCTATCGAGTTTATTGATTCTAAAAATATTATAAATGCTTTTGACCAAATAGATTTAATGATTTTGGTAAAACACGAAAATACAGATGGTTTTTATTGTTTGGAATTTGACAAAGGATTTTATCAAAAAACCAAAGATACCATTTGGCAATTTAAATTCTGTTTTGATACGAAGCAATACCACTTTTCACCCATAGAAGGCGAATTATTAGCCTTTGCCTTTGTTGACGATTTGCCTTTAATGAGGATTTTTAATGAGGATGAGGAAATGTAAATAAATTGTTTATCTTTGTTTTATCCTTTGGACGGAGTGATAGCTATCCAAAGGAACATGAAGCAAATTGCACTTTGTTTCACCTAAGCCAGTAGTCTATCACCTACTGGCTTTTTTTATTTTTACTATGAAAAGGAATTACTCCGATTCAGAAAAAGCATTTTTATACGGACTTGCTGACGGCAAATGCCAGTTGTGTCAATGCGACCTTCCAAGGTTTTGGCATGCTGACCATGTTATACCTTTTAGCAAAGGAGGCATAACTTCATTAAACAATGCTCAGGCATTATGTCCAACTTGTAACTTAAAAAAATCTAATAAAATGTTTAAACCAAGACAATGGCAAATAGAAGCCACTAAAAAATTCTATGAGGAAATTAAATCTAACAAAGTATTTTTACTTCATGCTGGAGTAGGCTCAGGAAAAACTTTGTGGGCTTCGTCAATTATAAAAAATTTCGTTGACGATGGATTTGATGTTGTTATTTTTAGCCCGAAAGATGCTATTAAAACGGATTGGGCTATTGAGTGTAAAAAATTTAATCTTGAAATTGATGCAAATTATTTGTTTAAATATCATTGGAAGCCTGACTTTCACGGTGTTTCACTTTGTTATCAAATTTTAAAAAATAATACTAATTCATTAAAAAACAAGATAACGAATAAGACCATTGTAGTTTTAGATGAACATCACCATGCCTCTGATTCTGGAAGCTGGGGGATTGAACTTGAAAATATTTGTGAAAACGCTGGAGTAATTTTATGTTTAACAGGAACTCCTTTTAGGAGCGATAATAGTAAAATTCCTTTTGTAAAATATAAGGAAACAAAATCTAATGATATTGATGGTTGGGAAATTGAAACAGATTATTCCTACACGTATGCTCAAAGTGTAAAGGATCGTATTTGTTGCCCTACTTCATTTAGACCTATTGATGTAATTATTAATGGAGAAGGTGGTATTTTAATAGGCGAAGAAAATAAAAAATATTTAAATCAAATAATAGACGCCTCAAATGGAAATAGTAATTTTATTGACATTGCTTTTAATCAAGCTAACAACGAATTAAAAGGAATAAGAAACACTTATTACCCTGAGGCAAAAGGTTTGATTATTGCCAATACCATTGAAGATGCTAAAAGTATTTTTAGTAATTTACAAAAGCAAAATATAAGTTGTTCTATAATTACAAGTGACGCAGATTCAACTACTGAAACAATTAAAGAATTTAGGAATAATAATAAGCATTGGGTTGTAACGGTTCAAATGGTTTCCGAAGGTGTAAATATCCCTCAAATACGCGTTATCCTGTATTTAAACAATATTACAACCAGGACATACTTTGAACAGGTAATGGGTAGAGGTGTAAGAAATTGCAAGGTTTACCAAAATGCAATAGATCATTGCTATTTTTATTATCCTAATTTTTCTTTATTTACTGAGGTTGCAGAAACTCTTGAAGCTGGCTATAAGCATTTTGTAATAGACGAAAATAAAAGAATTAATACTGGATTAAGCGAAGGTTTAGAAAGAAAACCAAAAACAATACAAACTTTATTTGACGATATAATAGCTGGAAATCATGGTATTATAAACAATGGATACAAGTTTACTGACCAAGAAATAGATGCTTTAAATCAAGTCAAAGATTTAAACTATGCTTTAGCAAGTATTTTTGAAAACATGATTGCAAGAAATATTCAGAAAGATGAACCTCAGGAAAACAATAAAATAGATGAAATTCCTAAATACGAAAAAATTAAACTTGTAAAAAAGGAAATTCACAAAAGAGTTGGATATGCGATAAGGTTAGGTATTTACACTGAGTATCAAAACGCTCATTATAAATACAATGAAGCTGCAAATATTAAGGATCATAAAACCTGTATGGACTTAAGATTATTAAATAAAAAATTACAAATCATTAACGATGACATCAGCAATTTCACTAAGCACTAATCCAGAGGAAGTTTACAATAAACTTATTGACATAAATGGTATAAACAGTTTCGGTTTAGCCATGACCTATTTTGATTCTTTATATTCATTTAAGGACTTTTGGAGTAACAGGCATCCTTATGGTTTGTCACCTAAAACTTTTACAACTTATGTAGAATTTGCAAGGTACGAAGTGCCCTGGGGATTAGGCTGGGACATTGATGTTATAAAAGCACATTGTAAACGAAAGCCTAATATTTGGAAAGAGCATGAAGAACAAATTAATCCATCAAAAAATGTTGGAAGAGATTGGAATAATAATGTTTCTATAGAAACATTAAAAATAAATGGAGGTAGTAATAGAGATTATATAATCCAACGTTTAAAACGCGATGCCCCTGACATTGCTACCAAAGTAATTAATCGAGAAATAAGCGCAAAGCAAGGCATGGAAATAGCTGGATTAAAAGATAGAACTGTTGTTGTAAAATGCAAGGCTGAAGATTTTGTAACTAAGGCGATAAATAATCTTGAAATAAATCAGATTGAAAAATTAGTGCAAGACCTTACTTTATACCTGAAGGAAATGAAATAAATTTATTATCTTTGATTATTCTTTTGAACGAGGTGCAAGTCATTCAAAAGAACTTCGGGACAATATCCGCATTGTTTCATCTAACCCAGTAGCCTTGCACCTGCTGGGTTTTTTTATACTTTTTTATGAATAAGTTAAATAACAAAATCAAGGATAATTTCACCATTATCCCCAATGACATTATCCGAAACAAAAGCCTGAGCGACCGCGCCCGTTTTATCTTCTGTTACATGGCTTCCATGCCCGATGACTGGAAATTTTATCAAGGCGTAATGGCAAAGGAACTTGGATACACAAAGGACACTCTGAGGAAATACATTGAGGAACTTTTGACAACGGGTTACCTTCATCGGGAACAAAGAAGGGAGACGGGTAAATTTGATAGTTACGATTATACCTTGAATTTTACACCGAGTGGTAAAAAAGCCGACACGGTAAAAAGCCGCAACGGAGAAAAACCGACACGGGAAAAGTCGGCACTAACAAACAAAGACCTTGAACAAAGAAAGACTAATACAAATAAAGACTTTAATAAAGGTTGTGAATTTGATAATTCACCGCCTTTTGAAACAGAAATTAAAAATCCTTTCTCCCGCCAGTCTTTCCATGATTCTCTGTCCTATGACACTGACCCAGACCCAAAAGAAAATTGCGCTAAAGAAAAGGTACAGCGAGAACCTTCCGAAACCTACCTCTGCTTCTCCGCCTTCGCCTCTACCTATGAACGCTTAGCCGGTGTTACCTATCCCTCTGACAAGGGAAATTACATAATGACAGCTAAAGATGGTGCTAACTGTAAAAAGTTAATAACATGGCTAAAGAAGGTAAGTGCCAGCGAGCAGGCTCCGGAAGAGATGGTGCAAATGTTTACCACGGCAGCATGGCAGATAAGTGATAAGTGGCTAAAGGCAAATTTTACTATTAGCAACATTTACTCCCAGGCTAATAACATTTATACAAAATTTTTATATGCCAGCCCATTGGCAAAGGAAAAGAAAAGGCAGGAGGAAATTGATAAACTTGTAAATGAATTTACGTTATGACACCGAAAGAAAAAGCGGATGAGCTAATAGACAAATTTAGCGAGCGCAAAAAACTTTTAACTGAAACAAAAGGCTGGATTATACACATTGATTCATCTAAGGCAAAAGGACACGCATTGACTGCGGTAGATATAATTATAAATTCAACACCATCAGAACCAAACTTTGCTGATTGGGATGATTGTGGCGGAGTAGATAGATACTACCACGATGCTCAAAAAACACACGCACTTCATTTTTGGAAAGAAGTAAAAAAAGAACTTGAAAACCTATGACACCGAAAGAAAAAGCAAACGAATTATTCACCCATTACCACAACCTTATCCAGGATATTGGCGGAGAACTTGGACAGGAGATCCTAGTATCTATCCTGGCAAAACAATGCGCTCTGTTTGCAGCAAGGGAAGTGTTGAAGGAAAATATTGGAATACCACTACACCCTGATACTTATTATTACTGGGAAGAAGTAGTATACGAAATAGAGAGCTATGAAGAGTAGAGAAGAATATAACGCATACATGAAAGCGTATCAGCAAAATAAGCGCAATGAAATGACATACGAGGAATGGAGAGCATTCAGAGACAAAAATAACGCTTACAAAAGAAAGAAATACGCGGAACGCACACCAGAGCAGATTGAAAAACACAAGGAATATCAGCGAAATAAACAAAAATTGTATTACTTTTTAAAAAAACAAGGCAGATGAAGTACACAGAACTACCGGAAGAAAAAAGAGAAAAGTTAAAGCAGTATCAACGAGATTATCAAAAGAATAAACGCGCAAACATGACAGAGGAAGAAAGGCAAAAGAAGCGCGAATATCTGCAAAAGTACAGAGAGGTTAATAGGCAAAAGATTAATGAATATGCTTTAAATTGGAAATACAATCAATCAAAGGAAGGTGCAGAGAAAAGAAAGCAATGGCAAAGAGAATATTATCAAAAGAACAAAGCAGTGATAATAGATAAAATAAAAGGGAAATGGGCAGCCATGACACAGGAGGAAAAGGATAAGTATAATGAGAAGAAAAGGCAGAGGTATAAGATTTGGTATTTTCTTCTTGATGATGATAAAAAGCGTAAATTGATTGATGTAAGTAGAAAATGGATTGACAACAACAAAGAACTTCATGCAGAAATGAACAAACAATATTACCAACAAAACAAAAAAAAGAAAGATGAATCTGGCAAAGTACCAACCACACAACCAGGATGAGCAATCCATTATTGAATCAAGGCCTAACAGGATAGCTAATATTGAACCTAAAGATGCTTTTAGAAATGTACTCAATGTTATTAGCAGTCTCTTCCCTGTTTATGGCATTGATGGTGATCTCACATTTTATTCGACAGTTACTAAAGAAATCGTTAAAACATTTGGGCAGATAGCTGCCAATGAAATTGAAATTGCTTTCCGCCTTTTCGCTGCCCAGTCGCTTGACCTGGATGATGATGTAAAATTCTACGGCAAAGCAAATATGCACACTATCGGCAAAATACTAAATGCCTACCTTGTTTACCGGAGGAAGATTATTGCAGCTCACGACAATGAAGTCGCTGCTCTCCGGCACAATGCCAACATGGAAGAGAAGGCAAGGAAAGCAAGGGAAGAACTATATGCTAACTTTCCAACAATGTTAAAGGAGTTTAAAGGCAAGGATTATACGTCAGTGCCATTGTATTGGTACGATATGTGTGTACAGTTTGGCATGATAGAATACGAGGAAGGAGAGAAAAGAGCATTGTGGGAGGAAGCCCAGGCACTGGCATTGAAAGAGCCACCGGAGAGCATGGATTTGATGACTATTAGAAGTCACGCAAAGAAGATAGAACAAGGTAATACAAGAAGAGCCGCTGTTATTGCCCAGCAACTGGCAGTATGGCGAAAGGTGTTAAAAAAATAAGTAACTGGTTTAAAATGTGTTGCAAGGTGTGGGGAGTTGACCTCACACTTTTTTTTTAAATTATTTTTATATTTTTATATAATTTATATACTTTGTATTTATTTTAATATTATCTTTGAATAAACAAAAAACAATCATCATGACACCAGAAGAAAGAGACGAAAAAATTGTAGGTATTCTTACTAAAATTTGTATTAATGTACTCGTTAAAAATCTATTTGATAAAAATGGAGTACGAGTTTACGAGGATGTATTACACGAACTTAATCAACTACCGGTAAACGAAGAGGAGTATACTCGCTGTAACCATGCCCATGCTTTTTTGCACAAAACAGCGATTGAGTATTTACAAAAAACAATAGTATTTAACGAAGAACACAGGAACAAATGAATCAGGCAAGCCAAGACGTTTTAGACTACATTGTAGATAATCACCTTGCCCTCCGTGACATCACCGACGAAGGCATAAGCAAGGCCATTGATGCACTGTTTAATTTTAACGATTTACTACCGAAAGAACAAGTGCTGTTTAATAGCATTATGGCACAGGCAATAGACTTTGAATGGATTGCTGAACAGTTGCAAAACTGGGCAGAGGAAGAGGAGTTAAAAAGATTAGACGCTCAAAGAGAAGACTATTATGATAATCACTAAAGCAAAAGTTAAATATAGTGCAGGCGCACCGAGAGAAGGGCAGTATGGCCCATCTATAAACATTCTGGTGGTATTTGCCGATGGCAAGGAAGCAAGGATATATGGAAAGCCTGGCGATCCTATACAAAGTTTAAAGCAAGGAGAAGTTATTGACGTTATAGATGATAAAGGGAAATTAAAATATGTAGAATCTGCACCAGCAGCACCTACCGCAGTACCAGTGATAGAACAGGAGAAAGCAGAGGCAGAGAAGCCTGACCTTGCAGCCATTGCCTTTGAACTGTCTGCTATTTATACACAGACATACATTGACATTTATAACAAGTTAATAGAAGCAGAAATACCACATGACAATGCAACTGCCGCAACTTCTACTATCTTTATACAGGTGTTTCAAAAATTGAGATGAATGACTCTATACGTGCCAGTATCTGCGCTGGCACTTTTTTAAAAACTAAAACAACTTACCATGACTTTAGAGCAAGCTAAAAAAGCATCTGATATTTTACAACGTATAAACAGTGCAAACGAAACAATTAGCCTTTTAAAATTAAATGACATAAATAGCATATCATTTAATAAAATATCTGGTAATATTTATATTGGCGAACAAAGACTTGTAGATGATTTAATAGAATATTCTATTGATATTCTTAAGGAAGAAGTAAATATATTAATTAAAAAACTTGAATTATTATAGCTTTAAAACAAAGTAACCATGCTTAAATTACCAAAAGAACATCTATCTGTATCACAGATTAACCTATGGGAGAGCGATCCAATTGCCTACCAAAAGAAATACTTTATCGGCATTCCCGATCCTCCTTCACCTTTCCTTGAATTTGGCAAACAATTTGCAAAGGATATAGAAGATTATGCTGCAGGTGTTCAAAGAGATTTTAACTTTCCAGAAGGCTTTTTAGAAATTACTTTGCTTTATCCTCATGTTGAATATAAGTTAGAGCATGATTTTGGAGATTTTAAAATGTTAGGATATATAGATAATTGTTCCAAAGATTTTGAAATGGTTATAGATTTCAAGACAGGCACCGCTCCATGGTCAACACAGCGACTACAAGAATCTTTGCAGATGCAGACTTATTCTTTAATACTGTGGTATAAGTTTGGTGTTATGCCCACCTCTGTGATTAGCTACTGGAAAACAAAACTTCGAGGCAAAACATTGTCATGGGCTGGTGAGCATGAAAGTTTTATGTATGTGTTTAATACAGAAGAATTAACTGCAACAGAAGCAAGGATAAGGAAGGCAGCGAAAGAGATTAGCGAGGCATACGAAAGATATAATAGTAGTTATATTGGTGAGTTAATGGCAAAGTATGCAGAAATTACAAAAGAATTAAAAGCATTGGATTATACAAAAGATAAAATAAAAGATCAGTTAATGTATTTATTAAAAGATAATAAAATGGCTATGGATGTACATGGTGCTTTAGTATCTTATTCTACTTATCAAAGAAAGTCCTATACCTTTTCTAATAATATAATAGATAAGGAATATGAGATTGAGCAAATGAAAAGAGAGGAGATAAACATTGGTATAGCGGAGGAGAAAACAAAAACAGTCACACTTATATTAGTCAAAGATGAAGGAGTGGAATAGTAAGATGCTGGAGATACAGGCATTCTGTGAAGAAGTAAATGCCTGGATAACTACTGCACCATCGGCAGAGATGTTGGATGAGTGCGACGAGTATCTCCGGCAGTTGTCTGCATACTATTCAAGATACACTGTAATAAGTGGAATGAATGAAAGTATCTTTGCCCAAATGATGATGAGCTGCATTCGTGATATGCCAGAGGAGGAGTATAAAAGAATAAAACACTCTTCTACTTTGACTGACTACTATGTAAAAGGTAAGTATCCTAAAGCTACTGCGATCTTTGAGCAGTGTAGAGCAGTGCAAAAGTTATTATTAGTAACGTCTGATAATTACAGGACATTGTTAAGTAGCTTTAGGCAAGAGAGAATATTAGTAGGCCACATGGCTACATAAGACATTTGCAGACCTCGGAGTCAAGTGAAGTGTATGAGCGGATTAAACATTTCTTTCGGCTTGATTGCGTCAGAGGATGAATTGGCAGCCTGGAACAGACAGGCATTTTTTTATAAAAACCACTAAAATGAAAGTAGAACTTTTAGAAATATTTGGAAACGATGAAATGGTAGCTAATGCGGCCCGCGTTTCCTTTGGCAAGGAAGCCAGTAACTACACTGTGGAGCAGAATGAGAAGTTGATTAAATACTTGGCAGAACACAATCACACCTCTCCCTTTCGCCATCCACAGCTGCAATACAGAATCACCTGCCCTATCTTTGTAGAAAGGCAGTTGTTTAAGCATCAGGTAGGATTGACTGCTAATTCTATATCTGGCAGATATGTTGACTTCCAAGATAACTATTATAAGATAGAAGATTTTAGGATACAGAGTAAAAGTAGTAAGCAAGGTAGCGGAGGACATTTAAATGAAGTAGATAATGTTATAGCGTTAAAAATGCAAGATGCTGTAATAAGTTATTGCGCCACTGCCTACCATGAGCTCTTGCAGCTGGGAGTGGCAAAGGAACAGGCGCGTACTATTTTACCTCTAAATCTTGAAACAACTTTTATTTGGACAGGAAGTTTATTAGCTTACATAAACTTTTGGAAGCTAAGAATTACGCGAGATACACAGGCAGAAACTATGCAAATAGCTATGGATATGTTATGTGAGTTAAAATTGCGTTCTAATTGTTTTCAACACTCTTTAAAAGCATTTAATATATGAAAGATTACGATGAAGTTAGAGGCCTTCGCCACAACTCTGATAAACTGCGCTACGACCTTATTCCTGCCCTTGCTAATCGTGAATATGCTAAAATATGGACACAGGCACTTGGTAAATATCCGGAGGGTAATTGGGAGAAAGGTATGCCATGGACAGAGGTAATAGCCAGTGCAATGAGGCACCTGGAAGCGATAAGGCTGGGAGAAGATATAGATGCAGAATCAGGACTACTTCACGCAGCGCATTTACAGGCTAATGCTGCAATGCTCACCGAATATTATTATACAAAAAAGGAATTTGATAACCGTAAAAAATACGACAAATGAAACAAACAGCAGTTGAATATTTATTACAAGAATTTAGTGAAATTATTGGAAGAGTTAATTTTACAGTTACGCAAGACTTATTTATAAGAGATGCCGTTATAAAAGCCAAAGAAATGGAAAAGGAGCAGATAATGCAAGCTTACAAAGACGGTAGATCGGATCTTGCATCTAATTTTCATAAATCTTTAAATATGTCTCTTGAACAATATTACAACGAAACTTTTAAAAACGAAACAAAATGACTAAACAAACGGCAGTTGAATGGTTAGTTGAAAAAATTATAAAGGATAAATTAATTGATGTAAAAAATGGACACCAATTTATACATTTACAAAGTATAGCCAAAGAAATGGAAAAGCAGAATATAAAACAAGCTTACAATGATGGTAAAGCGGCTGTTATACACATTGAAAATAATATGTCCCTTGAAGAATATTACAACGAAACTTTTAAAAACGAAACAAAATGATTTTAACAGACAAGACAATTAACGACGAAATTAGCGAAGGTAACATCGTAATTGAGCCATTTAATCCTAATAACTTAGGAACGAATAGCTATGATTTAACTCTTCATAACACTTTAATACTATATACAGATAGTATATTGGATGTAAGAAAAAAGAATCTTAGCGCACCGATGGTGATTCCTCCGGAAGGATTAATATTGCAGCCTAATGTTATTTACCTTGCTTCCACAGTTGAATACACAGAGACACTGCGCCATGTGCCAGTGATACAAGGAAAGTCATCACTTGGAAGATTAGGATTATTTGTCCACGTCACAGCAGGATTCGGAGACGTTGGCTTTAAAGGTCATTGGACACTGGAGCTCATTGCAGTGCAAAGAATTAAGATTTATCCTGGCATGAAGATAGCGCAAATTGTTTATCATGAAATAAGCGAGATGCCTAAAGTTACTTATGATAAAAAAGAGGATGCTAAATATTCTAATCAAGGCAGTGAACCAGTAGCAAGTAAAAATTATTTAAATAAATAAAGATGAGTGAAGAAAATAAAGAATTGGCAAACATGGCAGCTAAAGGCATTGTCACCGTTGGTGGAGTAGTAACTGCTTTATGGATTATTTACTATTTATACGATTTATTATGGAAGTAGAAATGAATAAATATGTCATCAAATATGAGGATGGTAAAAGCGTATCAGTAAGCGCAAAGAACCTTGAAGAAGCTATTGATAGGTTTAAAGAATTGCGGATTGAAACAGCAACAAAAGAAATAAGGGTCATGTCATCCTGGGAGATGTTTAATAAAAACAAACCAAAAGATTAGGTATTTTAAGCATAAGTAGCAATTATTTAGGTGCTAAGATTATTTCTTAGCACTTTTTTTATAATTATTTTACATAAATATATACAACTTATTTATTTTATATTACTTTTGTAATGTCATTATGACAATCACTAAACACCACAACAAAATGAAAAGAAATTTTAACAATCAAACTTTTGAATGGCTATTTAATGACATCGCTTCATCCATGCCAAAGATTATTTTTGTAGGTATTATTTTAACTTACCTTATCACAGCTGCACTAAACGTGTACTTCCTTCCACTTCCTCTACTGCTCTCTATCCCTGCTTCTCTTATGTTGCAGTTTGGCAGATTTGCTATTGTCTTTATTGACTTTTTAAATCCAAGTGAAAAGAGATCACCTTACCCAGCCAAGGTTGCTGCAGGTGCTACCGTAGTTTCATTGTTAGAATTGTATTTTTCTATTCAAGGTCAAAGCACTGGTGCGGAGTTTTACGCAATGTTTATTTTTATAGGTACTGTTATTTGCTTTGGATATTTCTTAGAAATTCAATTTATCGAGAAAGGCATAGAAGCCTACGGTATTGGCATGAAAGCACCAAGAAAGCGCAATGTATCAAAGAAAGAAAAAGAGCCCGTTAAAATGAACACTACAGTGCGTAGTGTACAATTATCATTAGCTATTATGTTAGTATTGGCAGTAACTACTGTAAATGGTCAGAACAATCACTTCATGGCATATAATACTATGAGCCTTGAAAAGATAGGAGATAAGATGTTGGAAAGATGCTATTATAGTGAAGCTGATGATAGCTATACAGTTGATACTATTCACTATGATATGTTAGATGGCATAAACTTGTGGGATGGTTATTCAAGGACTACTTATGATAACTGCTTATTCATGACTTTTGGAACACAGCAATTAGAATATTTTCCATTGATGGGAATATGGAAGCATGGTAAAAAATACTATGACTATCATGATTTGTTAAAATTTGTAAGTAAGTATGTTAAACGTAACTTCTTAAATAAAAAGATAAATTATGATGAAATTCGTAGGGATAGATCCAGCCATGAGGCTAAATGGTTTGGCAGTATGCGTGATTGATGATAAGAAAGTTTATTTTGGAAGGTACAAGAATCTGGCTGCATGGATAATGGATAGCCTAACATGGGAGAGAGATTGTGCTATTTGTGTAGAAGATTCTTCCCTCCAAAATATCACTTTTCGTAAACACGCCAATGTAAAAGCCAGTAACAAGATTAGCCGAAACGTAGGCATGAATCAAGGAGCATCCAGGACTATCATTGACTTATTAGAATTAAATGGCCATAAAGTAAAAGGTATTTCACCGCAGCACAAAGGCAGCAAATGGACTATTGATTATTGTATGTCAGTCATAAAGGCGATGAAGTTAGAGGTGCATGGAAATAAAAAACTATCTCAAGACGAAATAGACGCTTTTCAAATAGCGTTAATTTCTAAAACTTATTACGAAAATGATGCAAGAGTTGGTTATAAAAAAGAAACTCCACCGGTTGAACCTGGCATACATGGAGGAGACAATGAGACGAAAGATTAATTATTTTTACGTCGATTATTTAGCCACCAGGATACGACAAGAAGAAACTAAACTAACACTTTTAAAAATAAACAGTAATGGAAATAACTAAATTTTTAAAAACTAACGAAATTAAGCAAGGTTTAATGATGGTTGAGAAATACCCTAAACCTATAAATAAAAATAATGTTGTAAATACTAATAGTGGTATATTGCAATTTTACTCCGGTAACGATGGCTCTGGAAGGAAGTTTTTAGAGTATATGAATCCGGAAAGAATGTTAGCTATATTATTTATGATTATAAATAATACGAGTGAAAAAGATGAAGTAAAAGCCAAAGCATCTAATATGTTTAAAAAGATATTGAAGACATAGGTTAGTGGTGAGTAATAGTGTTTTGTTTGGCCGCAGGTGTTATTCCTGCGGCTTTTTTATTACCACTCCACACCTTGCGCAATGGCATATTCAAGTATTCCCTTTGCGTGAGCTTTAGCTATTGCCTCTTGCCATTCTCTGTCAATCATTAACACAGCATCGTTATAATTGGTAAAGAATCCATTCTCTGTTAACACTGCCGGCACCTTTGTAGCTGTCAACATTTGAAACCTTGCTTCTTTATCAAGGTCACCATCACTATAATCATGCCTATGCACCCAGCCCGGAGTAGCATCTTTTATTTCATTGCCTATCATGGTAGCAAGGAGATCCGACTTTGTTTCACCGGGAGAGGTAAACACTTCCCATCCTCTGGCAGTTGTTGAAGCTGCGGCATTGCCGTGAATGGAAACAAGTATAGTTGCTTCGCCTAATGTAGAATAGCTATTTACAAGCTGGCATCGTTTGTTAAGTGATGTATCATTGATAGGTTCATATACTGGCTTAACTTGGAAACCATAATCAATAAGAAACTGCTCAAGAAAGTTGGCAACAGAGCGATTGAACACGCCTTCAAAAAACCATCCATAAGAATGGAATTTACCATGCTTATGTTGGAAGCATTTTGATGGATATGTAACGTATTTATCAGGCCCTATCCCTTTTCTTAACCCACCATGCCCAGCATCCACGCATACTACAAAATCATTTGCTTTCATATTTTTTATTATTTTTAAGGGGAATAGAAATTAATCTACTCCCCTCGGCTGCCTAAGGTAGCGATTCTTCTGCGCCTATAATTTGAATCCAATCAATGCGAAAGCCGCACCTACGATTGATAACTTTGCAGGTAATTTCACCTCAATTTCCTTTCCAGCGCATTCCCTTGATGTTTCCTTTATCTTATCCCAAATTATTTGGGCAAGTTGGATGTATTCTCGCCACGTGAATTTCACCTTGTTGCCCTCAAGATGAACGTTTATCTCCGAAGCCAGCTCCGCAAAGTTCATTGAGTAACAAGCCACATCACCCATTGGTGACTTTATTCCATCTGCATTTTTCAATGCCTCTTTTAAATTAGTCTGCATATTATTTATTTTAACGATTAAAAAAACGTGTGATTAAAACGCCAAGATTTACGCCTGTAATGCGTTTAATATTTTCCGAAATAGAATAAAGCTCCACCGTTGCTATTAAAAACGCCGCCATGTACGTAATGTTGAATGGAAGGGAAAAAGTATTTCTTGCACCCTCGAAAATCAGTATGCCACAGAAATAAACGACTATCTTTTCCATTGTTCTGTAAAGTTCTTTGTTATTTATCTTTTGTTGCTCTTTCTTTGCAGCCAGAATTCCGGTTCCCATGTCCGCAAAAACCACGAAAATTGTAAATATCAAGAATCCTTTAATCGGTATGAAAAATGAAAATATCCAGCCACAACAAATCGCGTATGTTATTTTTTCATAACCAAGGTGCAAAAAGTTTATTAAGGTTGTTTTCATGTGTTTTAATTATTAATTTTCGCTTCTTTGCATCATTATCCAATTTGTACCATCGCTTACAAGTGTAACCGCTCTATTAGTTGTTGGATTTAAAATAGATGTTACAGGACTTCCAGTAGGAGGCGATGTAAAAGGAATAATATTTGAAGAAAAAGATATTATTTGACCTGCCCCTGATTGGCGAATATGTAATTCTTTTCCAGGATAAGTAGCTGCATTTGGAAGAGTTATTGTTGTCAAAACACTTGTATTTATATCCTGCCATGTGGTATTTACACTTACTGTAAAAGATGAACTCGTAGAATAAGCATAATTTCGCTCTAACCAATTAGTTTTTACTCTTCCTCCAAATGTACCTGTAGAACTTACATCTAATGTACCTGTAAATGTTTTGTTTCCTGCAAAACTTTGAGTAGTAGTGTTTACTACTCCCGAAGATGCAGCACCTGCATCTGTAATAGTAATGTTAGGCGTAGTACCTCCCGAAGATGATAAAGGCGTAGATGCAGTAACGCTTGTAACTCCTCCACTTGTTGCGCTTAATATACCACCCGATAAAGATAAACCACTACCTAATGTAACTGTAGCAAATCTATCTGTAGAAGATAATCCTGCGAGCCTTGTAGCTTGATAGGTGTAATTTTTAAAAAAAGCTATCCCATTAAATTGAGTATATCCTTCAAATACTTTATCTCCACTAAATTGCTGTGTTCCTGTTGAGCTTACAATTCCAGCAGTTCCAAAAGCCGCAGTAGCTACACTTATAACTGGTGTTGTACCTCCTGTTGATGATATTGCACCACTACCACTAACAGAGGTAACAGTGCCTGTGGGAATAGCCTGTGTAGAAAGTAAGCCGCCAGAACCTGCAACAACCATTCGAGAGCCTGTGCCAGCAAGATTTGATAAAGTCGTTGCGCCTGTGACACCGAGAGTGCCGTAAAAATTAGAATTACCATCTAAATCAATATTGAAAGCTAAAAATTCAGAAGGATTTGGATCTCTGCGAGTATAAAAACTATAACCTCCTTGAGTACCTCCAATAGTTGATGTTCTGAATTGCATACTACTTCCAGAGGTTGGAACTATTATTTGCCTTCTTATTTCGTTTCCCGTTTTAAAATCAATCCGCGTTGGAGTATTATTATCTGCTCCTTGTAAAGTAAATATGCCTTGTGTAGTTGTATTGTTTATATTTAATCCTGTAAACGTTCCCGTTGTACCAGTTAATGATCCTGTTAATATTCCACCTGTCAAAGCTAAATATGTTGATGCTGCCTCGCTTGTTAATAACGCTGCCGTTGTATCTCTCCATAAACCACCTTTATAATACAAAGATGAACTTTCAACAGGTGATGTAATTGAAACATCATGAAGCTCTGATAATTTATAACCCGATGCCACTCGTATTGCTATTGTTCCTGTGTTTATTGCTGAATTGATACAAAAGCCAATAGGCATATCAATATTAGGTGCAACTGGTTCAACGTCTGTCCAAACACCTGCAACCGTTGGCGAAGGGTAAAGGATCGCACCAGCCGCAAAGGTATCAGTGTTAACCTGCCTTATTTTGCCAAATGAAATAACATACCCATCCTCACCATTACTTAAATCGTGTGCCGTTATTCCAAGTAAATACTTTGCATCTATTGAGCCGTTGGCAATAAATTTTGCAACGGTTATCCTGCCACTTGCGCCAACCGTGCCATTAGCATAAACAATACTACCTTTGGTAATGGTCGAGCCTGTTTGATTCTTAACTAACCAAAAGTTTTTAAATCCAATTTCATTTGGTACATTGTCATTTAAACCTAAAACAACGGTTGCCAAATCAGAATCCCATCGCATTTTTGCAGTATCGACATTGTTCGTAGGAACACCTACATTAAAAAACAATGAATCTACAGGCTGTGTAAAACTAGAACCACCACCACCGCTAATTAAATTCCAAACGTTGGAAGTAAAATCAAAAGAGTATAATTTTAAATTTATTGTGTCAATAATTACCCATGCGTTTTGGTTGTTTATTGGTTGTATGGATGCTGTGTCGGAAATTGAACCGCGCCAAACAAGCCCGTCGGCGGTGGTCTGGAAACCCAATCTTTGTTTGTTGGTCGTTGTTGGATATTGGGCAAAAGCAACAGTAGAAGCTAAAATAATAAAAGCAAGAACAAGGCCTTGTTTTTTGTTACCCGATTTGTTTATTAGTTTTTTACCGACATTTAAAAGCAGTTCACGCACTAAAGTAAGTGCTACTTCGCCCATGGCTTTTAAAAACCTTCTTTCTTTTTTTGGTTTAATTTCTTCCATTAGTTTATGTTTATTGCAAATACAATGTAATTACTTCCATCGTAATGCGTATTTGAATCAATAGTAATTGTTGCAGGTAATGTGATAGTATATTGACTATCTACTAATTTTTGCCCATTCTGGTAAACGTGAATAGATGCGTTTAAATTAGTTGTGGGTAACTTTCCATTATTCTGTGTCCATGTCAATACATTAGAATTAGTATCAAGAAATTCTTGATTAAATATTGCAATGGCTGAACCTGTAACGGTAACATTATTAATTGTTTCAGTGACATTATTATTAACCACTCCACCACTTCCGGCATTGTTTGCAACTTGATTAAAGTCACGAGGTTTAGATAATACTGTGCGTTCTGTGTAGTTAGGCATCTAATTCTATTTTAAAATAATCACCTTGCCAAATCTCTGTTTTTAAATCTAAACTTCCTCTTTCAAAAACGTAATATCCGGATGAATATTCTATAACTTTATGAGGTAAATAAGGATTATCAACTGATAAATTTTGGAATGGCATATCTACCATGCGTAGCTTTGGTGTAAGTTGACCGCGTATAACTTCATTTACTAATAGCTGTGTGACGTTATTAAAGCCCGATCCGTTGCCTACATCCCAGCTGCTACTATTTTCATACGTGCCAGATTCAAGAACCTTTAATCCTCCATCTGTTGTTTTACTTGGCCCATCACCTATGTATGTATCAAGGCTAAAAACTGTGGAAGATTTATCGTCGTTATCAGAACCATATTCAAGAATATCGCTTTGTCCTGATACGGCACCAGTAGGAAGAAATTCAAGGTAATTATTGCTTAGTAAATAAGATACGGCAAAGTTGGAAATTATACTTGTTCCTGCCTCGTTTCTCATTTGCTTTAATCGCATTTCCCAAATATACTCCGCAGTATCTGGTATATCTAAAGTATCAAAGGTGATCGTCTTATATGCAACAAAAGCAGCATCAGCCGTTATAGTTTCAGTATTAAATTCGTATTCGTAAAAACTACTCTCCCAACTTGCAGCTTCTAATTGAAAGTTAAATCCACTTGTATAATTTACACCTCTTTTTAAATATTTATTTTCTTGCTTAACTTCTAAAGACTTTATTTTTCCTGTAAACCTTGGAGATGATACACTACTAAATTTTAATGTATCTGTATTTGTAGCAATAATAACATAATCGTAATCGCCACTCTCTGTAATTGTTTTATTTACACCTCCTAAACTTAATAATAATTCACCATTATTATCAATATCAACTTTTATTTTAACATAATATTTTCTTCCATTGACTACTGAAAATGTAGTGTAATATGCGTCTGTTGTAATTAAAACTCCGCTTAATATTTTATTATCAATAATCCATCCACTTCCTAATGTCCAGTTTGCATTTTCAAAACCTTGTAAAGGAAAGCTATTAATTATTGATACTACTTTAACGGCAAATACAAATTGATAAGCCTCAAAATTAGCAGGATTTAAGGCCTGTGCATAAAATCCAAGTATGCCAGTGTATGACAAACGAGCATCCGGATTAGATGCATCTAATGTAGGAGTGGTTGTAATTACCGGAGTAGTATTGGTTGCGTAGTTGTATTCTACACCTGCTAATAAGTTTTGTTTAGCAAAATGATTATAACGTATTACTACATTCTTTAAGGCAGGATAATAAGTCCATTTACCACCGCTTAATCTCATTAAGTCACTTCCTGGTAGATTGGTTTGAATATTAGAAAGCGTTAAATCTGCGGTAAATGTACCTGATTGCTGAATGCCAAAAGCATTGTATTTAAAGTATCTTTTAGTTGCTGGTGTTCTTGAATATTCATTGACTTGAATAAACCAATATTGATTCCCACTAAATATCAATCTTGCACCAAACGTTTGACAAATCTTTTTCAATACATCGTAGCAACTTTGATAGACATAATTGCTTTTAGTGTCTTTATGATAAAACGCTCTATGCTGAATAACTGTTAATAAAGAATAATCCGAGGCAGCATTGTAGGCTATTGTATTTTCATGCCAATTAAAAATAGTATGTAGCACCGGCAAACTATTTGCTACTAAATTCTCTTGTACAAAATCTAACTGATTAAGGCAATTTAAAATATGCTGAATTACTGTGTCCTGCCCATTGTAGGGCCCAACCGCGCTTTTATAATCTAATGTTTTTAACCAACCTAATCCATCTATTGCAGATATTTGAGCCTGATAACCTATAACTAATGGTACATCTTCAAACTCTACTAAATCTGTCACTATGTAGCCATACCACTTAAACGATACAGTTGTGTTATCATCTTCGTAGGCTATTAACTCCATTGTAAATCTACCCTCAACTGCTAATCCAATATCAAGAAGTAAGGTTTGTAAATCTTCATTATTTATCAATAAAGACAATGAACAACGAGAACCAATAATAGGAGTAAACCTTTCCTGACCTTGCTGACTTTCGCTGTCATACTGGATGCCTAATGATAATGTGTCAAATGTTTTCACAGTACCGGAGAAAGCACTATCTTTTATAGATACAGTAATCTTTCTACTTTTCTCATTATATACTGTAGTCGAAAACCTTATAGCCATTATTGTATTCTGCTTAATCCCTTTTGAGATCTGTTTAATAATATAATCAAATCATTTCCGCTTATCCTTGTTTCAAGACTTCCACCTACACCCATATCTCCCATCATTGATTTAAGTTTAGATAAAGGTGCTATTACTTCAGGGTCAACGCGTGCGTTTCTGTTATCTCCCACGGTTGCCATTGTAGGGCCGTATGCCAAACCTCCTTCGGCTAACTTTGGTGCAGATAAACTATTTTTTACCAATGTACCTAAAGCTACTAAAGCAATACCACCAGCAATAGCAATAACAGGATTTAAAGACTTTAAAGCAGTCTTAATACCTAAAGCCGCTATACCTACTTGTATAGCTAATTTACCAAAACTAATAACCGCTTCGGCTACTGGCAATAAAAAAGACTTTATATTAAATCCTGCGCCTGACAAGGCATTACCTAATTGTTCGCCCAATGCTACCGATAAATCAGTTAATGTACCTTCAATGATATTTTTAAAACCTGTATTTAAATCCTCTATTCCTTTTTTTAATCTAGTTATGTTATCATCAGTGACTTGTATTGCTTTTCCTGCGGCTGTTTGAGCAACTGCAAAAGCATCTGTTTCTTCTTTTGCTCTTTGCGTTTCAGCTGTTACGCTTCTTAATTGGTCTGGTAATTTACCTATAGTGGGTAATAAATTTGTTGTTGGCATTAATTCATTTACAGGCTGTGATTTTACTCCTCCACCTGTTCTAGCTCCTACCGTTCCTCCATTTGTCGGTGCGCCACCATCACCAAATATTAAGTCACCTGTATTTGTATCACCTCCTCCATTACCTGTTTTAGGAATAGGCGTAGCCATAAATAAGCTTTTAAATTTGCCTTTAAGACTGTCAACTGTTTCGCCTATTGTTTTAAATTCCGCTGCAACTACTCTTTGTTCTTCTTGATACTTTGTCATGCCTGACAAATCAAATAAATCTAATCCTAATGCTTTTTGTAAACTATCTAATTTACCTAAAACAAAAGTTACTCCTTGCATTACGGAGTTTTTAATATTAATCCAAATATTTTTAAAGTTATCACTAAATGCTTTCCAGTTATCGTAAACATATAAGGCAATAGCACCAACCGCAGCAATAGCTAAAGTAACACCAAGAATAGCAGGATTAGCAAGTATTTTTGCGAAGGCACCGGATATAACTGTAGATAGGTTTTTTACCGTAGTCATTATTAAACGAGTAGTACCAATCAATGCACTAAAAGTAGATATTAATTTTCCTACTATGAAAATCGCAGGGCCCAATGCTGCGACTAATAAACCAGCCTTAACAATAAAGCCCTGTGTTTCCGGATTAAGTGACTTAAAACCATCTACTAATCTTTGCAATCCTGTACTTAATGCTGCTGCAACTGCCTCTAAATTTAATGTTTCATTTATTGCTTTACCTAACTCTGCTAATGATGCACTAACATTGTCTTTTAAATTATCAAACGTATTAGCTAAACCACCGTTTGCCCTTTCTAAATTACCTAAAGCACCAACACTTCTTTTTATAAATTCTTCGCTACTTATTCCTAACTCCCTGATTCCTTCGGCAGTCACTACGCCAAATTCTTCTTTCATAACTCTGGCAAACTCTGGAAGCCTTTCTTTTATTTGATTAAGATCCTCCTGTGTCACCTTACCAACTGCGCTTATCTGACTAAGAGCTAATACTACACCATCAAATTGTTCTGCACCACCTCCTGCCCTTGCTACAGCATTGCCAAACTGTGTGATAGTTTCACGAGCAGCGTCGGCATTCATGCCTACACTTTGTAAAGAAGCGGATGCCTTTACAACTTCGGGAAGGGCAAGGCCCGGATTTTCGGCAACTTTACGGAGTTTTTCCATCTCTATTCCTGCCTCCTCGCTACTTCCCATAATGGCTATTAAACCATTTTGTAGCTTTTCAATGTCGGCAAAAGATTTTAAGGAGGCAGCACCTAAACCAATAATAGGTAAAGTTAACGATTGGGTTAATGTAGAACCAATGTTCTGCATATTACTGCCAAACCTCGACATACTACGTTCTACCTTTCCAAGTTCTTTGTCAAGATTTGAAACGTCTACACCAAGTTTTAAATTAAGTTTACCTATTGCCATTATGCTTCTTTATCCCATTTGTCAAATATTGACTTGTCGTTATTTGTCAAACTTCTGTTAGTTTCTTTCTTAATAGGATTCTCCCATGGAAATTCAATTAAATCTTTTGGCTTTAAACTTTTACCTTTTGCTGTGTGAACATTTAATAAAAGTGTTGTTTGCCATCTTATTCGTTCCCACTGTGTTTGCTCCTGTTGTTCAAATTGATTGTTATAACCTTGCATAGCTATAACAATCTCTCTGAAACTCATGTCGTAATATTGCGAAGGAGGAAATCTTAAAACTCCGAAACAAAAGCGTTCGATGTATTCAAGGGTAAGCTCTCCGCCTTCGCCACTACGTTTTTTTGGCTCTCATCTTCTGGAGGTGAAATCTCATTTGAAATCATTTCCATGATGCGAGTTATGCCTCCCATGTCTGTGTCTACCAAATCGCAGAATGATTGTAAAGTGTAAGGGCATTTCTCACCTTTAGCTTTGTAACCATGCTCTACACCGGTAAATGCAAGTTCAAGGGCTAATAAAAGATCTTCTCCTAAAAGGGAAAGGTCACTTAATTTAAGTTTCCTCTCCCTTAGAAATGTACCTAACACATACATACCAAATTTTATCGGTATGGATGTGTTGGCTATTGTTATTGTTTTCATGTGTTAGGATTTAAAATTATGCTTTAACTGTCTTTGTAATAGCACCAGTAACCTCGAAGGATGCTGAATAGCTTGTATTTTCTTCCACACCAGCGTTCAAGTCTAATGACGTACAAATAGCTTGCATTGTAAAGACATTGTCACCTTGTACATCTGTGGTAAATTTGATAGTCAATGCGGTACCTGATATTAAATCGGTAAACAAATCATCAAATAGGTAATTAGTAGAAGAATCACCAGGCCCGGCATACAATGCTTCAGTGGATAATGTGCCGGAAAGCTGCCCTTTCTTTACCTCTCTCCATCCTCCAGCTGCGGAATCCTTTGTTAAGATTTCACGCATGGCTGCGGAGATGTTCATTTGGCAGGATGTTGCGTAACCTATCGCAGTTGAATCTTTGTATAGGCGCATCAACGTACCATTAATAATGCCAGTAGTTGCCATGTTTATTTATT